CCAATCGCACTAGGAACTCCATGTCGTCATCCTGTGCATATTTAAGCAGGGCTTTTCTGTCAGCCAATGTAAATGGCTCACACATGATGATTGCAGGATTGCCGTTATCATCACCCCATTCAGGAACCTCAATACGCTTGATTTCCTGCTTTTCGAAATGCGCCGTAGCGCGATCCAATATCTTCACTTCGTTCTCCGTTAAAACGCCGTGATAAAGCGGCTGTCAGGCGAGTCACGGAATCTCGCTTTTCGGGAATGACCCTAGACAGCCCCACCTGTTAAGCAACTGTGCTAGTAGTTACTGCGCCGTTAGCTGTAAATGAGTAAGTCGCTTCAACCATGCCATCAAAAGCTGCTGATGCACCTTCCTCTGTGATGATTGCAGACAAGGTGTAGTAAGTATCGCCTGAATCTTCACCCTCTGGGTAAAGGTTAAGCGTTACTTCTGAACCTGCTGTCATTGCGCCTTGACCTGTTGTATCTGTTTCATCCCAATATGCTGAAATTGAACCTGATGCTGAAGTCAAAGTTGGTTTGTATGTACGCGCTGAATCACCCATTGTTGAATCTTCAACGGTGTCAGATGAAATGGTCAAAGACCAGTCGCGTACTTCTGCTACAGTGTTTGCGCCAACTTTAACGTAGCCTTCACTGCCCTTATGATTCGCCATTGTCGTTCTCCTCTAATTCAATAGCTTTGGTTTTAGCCTTTTTTGGCTTTGCCTGTGAAGGCATCTCAGTAACCCAACCTTTGCGTGTCATTTCATCAACTCGCGTAGGATGGACATTAATCTCTGTTCCAGATTCAGGATGATACATAATCATGCTGCACCTCTTGTGTAAAAATACTCAACTTCTACCGTTAGAATCACGCCACCGATAGGATCGATTGAGCCTTCATCTGTTTCCACATTAACGACTTGAGTGTCCTTAGCGTAACCGCCTCTAGTGCGATCAACATCAAGTGCTTCCTCAATAGATTCGATAATTTCATTTCTAGCAGTATCTATATCTGCTGATTTTACATACCCAATCACATTATAGGTTATCGTCCCCATTCGGGAGATGCCTGAATCGCCAATAGTTGAATCCTCACGGGTTTCACCTGCTGTCTGAATCAGGATAGCCGGATATTGAGCATTTGATAGCTTGTCAAAGTCAAACGGCTCGCGTGTGACGTAAGACGCCATCACAGGATCGCGCATCGCTTTAAGCGTTGTCACAATGTCTTTAGCTATATCTTCTCTGATGCTCATAGACTTAGATACTTATAAAACCACTTACGAAGGTAATTCTTCTCTTTATCGTTAAACCCGAAAAATGGACGTTTCTTGTTGTTTGCTGCCGCTTTCTTAGCTTCAGCAACGCGAGAGAAGTAAATATCTGCGGTCATTTCTGGTTTATTGACCTTGCTTCTCATTGAACCAAGCATTTTTCCAGAGAAATTTAGGTCAGGCGTAGTGCTTCGACCTTTCTTAGACCTAAAAGCAGCATATTCTTGAGTGTACGCAGGGAATGGAGCCAAATACCCTCTGCCCTTTTCTGTACGATCCAAGATTATATTTGTTCCGCGTTGTGCGGTTGCACTTAATCCTTTAGCAATATCCTTCGAGAATTGTCTGCCTAATCTCGCGAAATGGCGATCAACCTCAGAAGTATCTATGTTGATGGATAAGTTCATCGATTTAAGCGACCCGTTAAGTAAGAGTCTTTCTCTGAATTTTCGATAGTGCCATCTTCGTTGAAGTCATACTCAACGCCGTCTGCAAATACAGCTTGCATCTCTTGATGGTACATATCACGGTAAAAGCTGATCATTCCCATGAAACGATCATCTCCCACCCAGTTTGTTAGTTTTGGCAATGCGTATTTCCACAAAACCAAATAAGTAGAAGCGCGAGTCCACTGAGTTGATGTAAGTAGAGTCGAATCCAACTCGCCTGAGCGACCTAATGTTGACCACCACTTAGCACGAATCTCACGGTTGATATCCGCTTCTGCGTTAGCGTGTTCTGCATAAAATGCAGGAATACCCATATCCAGAATATCCGGCTGAATATCGGTCAAATCTGAATCATCTGAATATGCCATTACCACTTTACCTTAGCAGCCCACCATGCCGCAGACATTTTGCCTTTAGCAATATTTCTTTTGTGCCTTGCATACCACGCTTTACGGGTAGCTTTAGCCTTTGCGCTCTCCCCCTTTCGAGGTGGATAAGTTTTAGCTCCCTGTGAACCGAACCGAATCGTCTTTTCTTTACCACCTTCGCAAGCCTTCACCATGTGTGACTTGGTTGGATGGCTCGGAGTGCGAACCGGAGTGTTACATTTGAGCTTCTTAGCCATGAGAGAAAGCCACCCCGAAGGGTGGCATCCTTTAGGTCAATTAAAGACCTGCGTCAAAGTACATCTCAACACCGTAAGAATCGTCCAACTCGCCTACACCGTAGACAGCAGTTGCGTTCAATTCCCATGCACGGTTAGATGCGTCACGCTGTGGCTCGATTTCGAAATCACGCTTCAGTGCCATAGCAAGTGCTTCAGGAGCGAAGATCGCGCCTTTTGCATCGCCAGAACCATCAACAGTTACGTTAGCTGATTCAAAGATGTCGATACCTGCGATTGTACCTACATAGCCGTTACGCATAGCTTCGTTCTGAAGATCACCGCCGTTAGGGTTAGCGAAGGTGTTAGTCAGGTTAGCCTTCAAAGCGTAAGTCTGATATGGGTGGAATACACCAACCAAACGACCAACAGCTTTGTTAGCACGAAGGGTAGCAGCAGCTTGGAACAAGTATGCAGCAGACAACTCAGTGGTAGTAGCACCCAAAGAAGTTGAGAAGCCGTCAAACAATGCGATCAAGTCCTGATCCATCTTGGTAGCGATTGCGTTACCCAAAACAGTACCCAACTCATCAGCAGGGTTGCCAGCACCCATTGCAGCCATGTCAGTCAACAATACCTGTGCGCCAACCTCACCAACTGCGATAGACACAGATGAAGTTGAAACAGTGGTAGATGACATATCAGTGCCTTCAGTCAGATCACCGGCTGAGATTGCAGGATATTTAGGAACCTGAATAGTTGTACCTGCCTGTGCATTGATGTTGTACACAGTTACAAGGTTACGCATGATTGATTGCTCTTCAGCAGTAAAACGTGCTTGAGCAATAATATTGACGAATAGATCGTCTAAAGTACTAGAAGTAGTTGCAGCCATTGGTATCTCCTCTTAGTTGCAAACAATAAATTAATTACCGTTTGCCCTTCATTGCGGCAAACGCTTCGCGACCACCAGTTTCCCAGTTAGCCACCATGTCAGCCACAGATAAAGGCTTCTGCGTAGAGCCACCTGCTGCACCTTGACTGCCCGCTCCACCCGAAGATGCACGAACAAAATGAGGATTTGCAGTAAGGTAATCAGACACCAGTGCATTGACTGACATCGGAGTACCATCATCAGTATAGCGAGGCGATCCCGAATCATCAAGAACCTCGACACTACCGTCATCGGCGAGTTTAACTTTATTCTTCAATAAAGCAACCACCTGATCTGGAGCGACTGCGTTTTGACTACTCGCAGCCTTTAACAAAGCACCATCAACTAAGGTTTCATGTAACTTAGCGTTGAGTGCATTGATCTGTTGATCTTTCTTCTCTGCAAGCTGCTGAAGAACCTTCTCAAATTCACCTTTTTCTTTTTGGCGTTCAATCTCTGCTGCTTCTTTCTCTTGCATTAGTTGGCGAGCCTCATCGAGGTCAATGCCTTCCATCTTCTTCTCGTACTTCTTACGCTCACGCATTAAACGCTGTTCGATTAATCGTTCAACGTCTGATTGTGTGAATGTCTTTTCCGCTTCAGTTTCAACTGGAGTATCAACTGTTTCTTCTACCGTGTTTTCCATGTTATCGCTCATGTCTGCGTACCTCTATCGAGTTATTTACGTTTGGGCTTCCACCCTGTTTTACGGAGAGTGCCGTAAACATAGGCATTGCAGCGTTCACTGCTAAACCCTTTCTTACGACACATCTTTCGCAATTCTTTCTTTAGCTTCTTAGGCATCTGTTACCTCATCATCAAATACAGGACGCCAATGATGGCGGCAGTTATAACCGCCACGAACAATAAACGGATCACCTGCGGCTTTACCTGTCCATGAAGAACTAGCCCACATATCTCTGATCTCATCCTCAGTGTAGGATTTCCCTGCGTGTTTCTTGCACCAATCGCGTGAATCACGGATAACAGAGCCGTAATATTTCCATTTCTCAGCGCCGATCTCTTTACCGGCTGCCACGTTAAGCGATGCGTCAAACTGCATCACAGAGTCGTGAACCATCTGAGAGGCATAACGCCTCATATTGTTTCCAGTGCGATCTGCGGCATAAACTCGATGCAATGCCTCAACAGCTTCCTCTGAGCCTTCTTTTGCTAGAGCGACAAGACGATTTACCTCATCTTTGTCTGACTCCATAAATACGCCGTTAATCTTCTGTCGGACGTTTCTTACAGATTCGTCTATCGGTCTGCCCGCTATGGTGTTTTGATATAGCTCATTCGCAAGTTCATCAGCGAAAGTAGACGCAATATCTTGGAAGCCTTGAAAGGACACACGCTTTAGATTGGTCAGAA